GAAGAGATAAATAAAACTATCAAAGGAGCTAAGGTTCGTTCATTTAGAACTGAAGAGGATATGTTAATTGCATTTGTAAATGCTTGGGAAGAGATTCGCCCGACTATTATAACTGGTTGGAATATTGATTTCTTTGATGTTACATATCTTTATAATAGATTGAAAAGAGTATTAGGTACTAAACAAGCAAATAGATTATCACCAATCGGTAAAGTTCATTGGAACAAATATCGTAAGAGATATCTAATAGCTGGGGTATCTGCATTGGATTATATAGCACTATATAAGAACTTCACATTTACAGACCAACCGAACTTTCGTTTGGATACTATAGCTAAAAAAGAATTAGGTAGAGGTAAGATTGAGTATGAAGGAAACTTAGACCAATTATTCAGAGATGATATAGAAAAGTTTGTAGAGTATAATTTAGTTGATGTAGAGTTGGTAGTTGATATGGATAAGAAACTACAATTTTTAGAATTGTCTAGGCAAATATGTCATGCAGGTCACGTATTCTATGAAGATTTCTTATTTTCATCAAAGTATTTAGAAGGAGCAATACTTACATTCCTTAGAAGGAGTGGTAGGGTAGCTCCCAATAAACCTAAACGTATGCACAAAAATGATGATGGTTCTGATGGTGAATCTAAATTTGTAGGAGCATATGTGAAACAACCGAAGCCAGGTCTTTACAAATGGGTTTATGATTTGGATTTAACATCACTATACCCATCAATCATTATGAGTATCAATATATCACCTGAAACTAAGATTGGTAAGGTAGAAGGATACACAGCAGAATCACATATGAAATCACAAATTGATTCTTATGTAATTGAAGATGATAACGGAAAACGATATCCACCAATGGATAAGGCTAAGTTTGAAGATTTCACTAAGAAGATGGATTTATCAATAGCATCAAATGGTGTATTATATACGCAAGATAAAGTTGGTGTAATTCCTGAAATTCTTAATGTATGGTTTGATAAGAGGGTAGAGTACAAAGACCAAATGAAAAAGTTTGGTAAAGCTGGTAATGATGAAAAGTATAAATTCTATGCTCAAAGGCAGTTAGTACAAAAGATTCTTTTGAATTCCCTTTATGGAGTATTGGGATTACCATCATTCAGATTCTATGATGTTGATAACGCAACTGCAGTTACACTTACAGGTCAGACTGTTATTAAAACAACTGAGATGATTGCTAATCAATACTATAGTAAAAACATTGGTGAAACTAAAGATTACAACATATATGTTGATACTGATTCTGTATTCTATGAAGCAGCCCCTTTGGTAAAAGCTAGGAATCCTAATATTGATGTAACATCTGATAAAGAAATGATTCCAGCTATTCTATCAGTTGCTAAAGAGGTTGAGGACCATATCAATAAAGTATATGATTCAATGGCATTAAAAATGTTTAATATCAGTTCACATAGATTTGATATTAAGCAGGAAACTATCGCTAAAGGTGGGTTTTGGGTATCAAAGAAACGTTACGCTCAATGGATTATCAACGATAATACTGTAGATTGTGATAAGTTAGATGTAAAAGGGTTGGATGTAAAACGTTCATCATTCCCAACTTACTTCAAAGAAGTGATGAGTACTGTATTGATGGATATCCTAAAGGATGAGAACAAAGATAAGATTGATAAGTATATCTTAGATAAGAGAGAACAAATGAAAACTACAAACTTCATTGATATCGCTAAGAACTCATCAGTAAAACATATGAGTAAGTACACATTTAAGAATCAAGCATTGGGAGAGTTTATGAAAGGAACACCAGCGCATGTTAAAGCAGCACTTACTTACAATCAACTATTAAAATATTTCAAAGCAGCTTACAAATATGAACCAATGAAAGATGGTGATAAGATTAAGTGGGTATATTTGAAACCTAATCCATTAGGATTAGACTCCGTTGGGTTGACGGGATATAACGACCCAAAACAAATTTTGGATTTGGTAGAACAACATATAGATTATGAACTAATTTGGAAAAAAGAGTTAGAAAATAAGTTAGATGATTTCTACGAAGCTATGGCTTGGGAAAAACCAAATCCGAATTTAGCATTGGCATCACAATTTTTTGGATTTTAATTAGGATAATTCAAAAAGTTTTTGTATATTTGTATAACAATAATTAATAATAAGTAAAATTTATGAAGAAAGCAAGTCTTGAACAGTTCATTAACCGATATAATCTCGGTGGTGAAGTAGAATCGGTGAAGATAACATCATCTGATTCAGAAATGAAGGTAAGTTTTATCTCAGATGATAAAACATTACTTGGGGAAGTAACTTCGAAAGAAGGAGAATTTCCAAATGGTGAGTTTGGTGTTTATACAACATCACAACTCAAAGCACTATTGGGTGTATTATCACCAACAATGGATGTTAACTCAACAGAATCTTATATTAAGTTTTCTGATAAGGGAACATCGGTAAACTATATGTTAGCAGATTTATCTGTTATTCCTGTAGTGCCAGATTTAAAAGCAGTTCCACCGATGAATGTACAAATCACATTAGATGATGATTTTACATCTAAGTTCATCAAATCAAAAGGAGCACTTAGTGAATCTGATACTTTTACGTTTGAATGTAAGGGTGGAAATGGGGAGATTATCTTAGGGTACTCATCAATCAACACAAACAGAATTTCTATGAAAGTAGAATGTAAATGTGATGGAGATGTATCACCTATATCATTCTCAGCTAAATATTTGAAAGAAATTTTGAATGCTAACAGAGGTTCTAAATCAGCTAACCTACAGATTTCATCGCAGGGATTGGCAAACATTGAATTTGAGAAAGATAATTTAACATCTAAGTATTACTTAGTAGAGATAAAGTAAGTATATGAATTTTTGGGATACAGAGCCGGCTAAACCAGTATTTGATTACGATACTCAGAGAAAAGAATTAATCGAAAATATGGATTACCTTGCATCAATGACTGTTGAAGAACAAACACTTTACAAAAAGTGGGTTGAGTTGCAAGAACCTAATATGATTAGAGATAAATCTTTGATTTCTGAATTGTATGATACACAATGGATGCCGAAGGATATTAATAATTTGGAACAAACTATCAAAGAAATTGAAGAGTTAGAACCTTATGTTGAAATCTTAGATGACCCCAAAGAATCTACTAAGTGGACTTATGTTAGAAAGATGATTCACACTATGGGTTTTACTGCTAATCCTGGTCGTAACGTTAAGATTAATGTTAAGGATAGGAAAAGTGGTAAACTCTTAGGACAGATTTCATTGGCATCCGATGTAACATCAATGGCAGTTAGAGATAACTACATTGGGTGGAGTAAGGATAATAAGTTTAAAGATGGAAAACTGAATCATACTACAATAGCATCTACAATTGTATGTACTCAACCATTAGGATATAATTTTTTAGGTGGGAAGTTGGTTGCTATGATGACTACTGTTCCTGAAGTTAGAAACCTTTGGAAAGAAAAGTATGGACAAACTCTAATCGCAGTTGGTACAACATCGTTATATGGGATACATTCTCAGTACAATGGTATTCCACATTTCAAAACACTCGGAGAATCCGCTGGTAAAATATCTTTGAAACCTGATGATAAGTTCTATGAACCTTGGCATCAATGGATTAAAGAAAACAGAGCAGAGTGGTACGAAACTGCGATTACGAATGAAAGAATCCGTAATGGTAAGAGTATGGGTGTAGCAAGTGGGCCTGTGAGTGGTATCAAACAAAAGATTCTTGGACAGATATTCAAAGAATGTGGTATCAAACAATCAGAGTATCATCATGGTTTTAAAAGAGGTGTATATCTCGCTATGATGTATGAGAATGGGCCTGAGTATCTTCGTAAGGAGATTGAAGAGGATGAGTTGGTGATGAAAAAGAAGTTTACTGAAGGTGTTGATTATATTAATCGATGGTGGAAGAAGAAGGCTATCAAACGATATACCAAACTCCATTCAGAGGGTAGATTAAAACCAGAGCACTTATTTTACATTGATGCTATTGGTATGAATTGGGAACAAATGAAAGCTAAATATTTAAAAGAAGTCGGAAGATAATGAATAATACAGAAAATACATTGTGGGTTGAGAAGTACAGACCCGATACATTAGAAGGGTATGTTGGTAATGAACATATCTTACAAAAAGTAAAAATCTATATAGAGAATGAGGATGTACCTCATCTACTCTTATATGGACAAGCTGGTACGGGTAAAACCACATTAGCTAAAATCATTACAAACCAAATTGATTGTGATGTTATGTACATTAACGCATCTGATGAAAACTCAGTAGATGCAGTTAGGGATAAGATTAGAGGGTTCGCATCTTCTATGGGATTCCGTAAGTGGAAAGTGGTTATATTAGATGAATCTGATTACTTAACACCAAATGCACAGGCAGCACTTCGTAATCTGATGGAAACATTCTCAAAAACTACTAGGTTTATTTTGACTTGTAACTATGTAGAGAAAGTGATTGACCCAATTCAGAGTAGATGTCAAACATTTGGAATTACACCACCATCTAAGAAAGAGGTGGCTATGAGATTAAAGGATATCTTAGATAAAGAAGAAGTTAAATACGAAATGAGTGATTTAGCAATCTTAGTAAATAGTGGATATCCTGATATTCGTAGAGTTCTAAATGCAGGACAACGACAGGTTATTAAGGGTGAATTAATGATTGATAAAGCATCAACGATTCAAGCAAACTATATGGATGAAGTACTAACACTACTTAAATCAAATGGGGGTGTAAAGGATATCTTTACATCTGTTAGGAAAGTGATAGCTGATTCAAAGGTTAAAGATTTTACACCATTTTACAGATTTATGTATGATAATGTAGATGATTACGCAAATGGTAAAGTGGGTAATACCATACTGAAGATTGCAGATGGACAGTATAAAGATGCATCTGTAGTAGATAAAGAGATTAATATTATGGCGATGATGCTAGAAATAATAATCGATATAAAACAATAATTAATTTAAAAAAGGAAAACGTTATGGCAACATCACAACAATTATTCGAACAAATCAAAGATTTATTTGAAACATTCGAAACAGAACACAATGGTACAACTAAAGCATCTAAAGGTAGAGCTAGAAAAGCTATTGGAGAAGTAAAAAAATTAGTAACAGATTACAGAAAAGTATCAGTAGAAGAGAATAAGTAATTATGGGAAAAGGTAAAGGAAAAGTAATCGGTATGGGTGGTTCTAAGCAAGGACCACCACAAGCCCAAATGAAATTAGACCCAACAAAACTTCCAACAGTTAGTTGTGAGAATTGTGATTCTATCTTTTGGGAAGAAGTAACAATGTTTAAAGAAGTTCCAGCGGTTCAATCACCAAACGGACAGAAATCAATGTTACCAATTCCTGTAGTTAGATGTGCAGAGTGTGGGCATGTATCGGAAAAGTTTTTACCTAAAGAATTATTACCTTAATGGCAATCAAATCGGAAAATACTGTGAAAGCTAAGACTATCTTTCAACATCTGAGTGGTATAAAGGAGAAGAAAGAATCTTGGACATCTCTATCGGATATGGACAAGAAATCTTTCTCACCTTTTATCATTAATAGATGGTTGAGTATGAATTTAGATTTGTTACCTATTGTAAATATATTACAAAAGTACACAATCGGATTCCTCTCAGCTAGAGATGTATATAAAGTATATTTAGATTTTTTACCAAAAAAGAAAACATTTGATAAATACATTAAGGGTAGTAAATCGAGTAAGTATAACAAAGATGTATTAGAATATCTATCAAAGTGGTATGGGGTATCTCAAAGAGAGGTTACTGATTATTTAGAAATCCTATCAAAAGATGATGTGATAAACATCCTAATGAAATATGGTTTAACAGAAAAAGAATCAAAA